AGCCCTAAGCCCGTTGCACGGTAGTTGGGAACATACGGCAACGTAGGTAGTGCGCTATGCCCGCAATCATGCGCGACGAAATGACCGGGCCAATGGCGCGGCAGCGTGTAAACATAATCACGCATAAGCAAGTAAGTGGGTACGAGTTAGGGCAACCTCGTGGGTGGGGCTTTAACGCATTAAGCTTTACATGGTGTAAGCATTGACATACACATAACAAACACGCACACAAAGGATTAGCCCGGCATGATGACTAACCAACCAAGACCAATAGCAAGGCGCTTGCGCCGCGCTAGCACAAGCCGTAGGCGCGTGAGCAATGCCAAGTAAACAGCAAGGGCCACGCGCTCGAGGCAGCGCAGAATATAAAAAAAATAAACGCATACTGCTAGCAGAAAACCCATTTTGTAATTGGTGTGGCATGCCAGCAAGCGAAGCCGATCATCTCATAGAGGTAGATCGTTGGCCGGCTGACCAACCCGGTGTAAATTCACTAGAAAACATGGTAAGCAGCTGCCGTAAATGCAACGCAACACGCGGCAACAAATACCGTGCAGCTCGAGACGCCGGCAGAATTGAAACCGCAAACCCAATGCCAGTAAGCAATTCAGAGCCTCAACACTCTAAGCGTTTTTTTGGGGAAACAAGAGAAGCCCCCGTCTCCCCCTTTTCTATATCCCATAAGGGTTTGGCGGAACTGGCGCCAACTGGCCACGATCTACCCCGATTGGAAACGACCACGCACAGTGGCGAGCGATCAGCCGCTACCGAAATTGGGGCCTTTGCTAAAAACATTTTGGGCGTGGATTTAATGCCATGGCAGTTGCGCGCATTGCATGGGCAAACGTCTATTGCCGATGATGGCTCACGGCCTCGAGTGTCTTTAGTTTCTGTTGCGCGTCAAAACGGTAAGACCGTTGCCATAGCCAGCCTTATTGGTTGGTGGCTTGCTACACAAGGTAAAGAGCGCGGGCAACCGCAAACCGTTATTAGCGTCGCGCACAAATTGGATTTGGCTACCGCGCTGTTTAATTATTTGGCGCCAATACTCGAAGCCAAATTTGGTGCCGAGGTTTCATGGTCTTATGGCCGGCAAAAGCTCACTATGCCCGATGGGTCAATATGGCACGTTAGAGCTGCAACACCGGGCGCAGGTCACGGCTACTCGGTGGATTTATTGGTAATAGATGAGGCGTGGGCGGTATCGGAAGAGGCCATAGATCAGGGGCTTTTACCTACGCAACGTGCGCGTAAAAGCCCGTTATGCAGCATGTGGTCTACCGCTGGCGATCAGTCAAGTACGGCAATGTTGCGATGGCGTGAACAGGGCTTGCGCGCAATAGATGCCAAGGTACCCGGTACTTTATATTTTGCCGAGTGGTCACCAAACCCCGCCACCATGGATTTAATGACACCCGCCGCATGGGCTTACGCGAACCCCGCCCTAGGGCATACCTTGGAAATGGAAGTAATCCAAGGCGAAAGCGAAGCGCCAAACCGTAACGCATTTTTGCGTTCATCGGTAAACACTTGGGTAGCAACCGCTGCCGGCTGGCTCGAGCCGGGCCAATTTGAGGCGTGCCTTACTACCGCTACCGCACCCGCTGGCGGTGTATTGGCTGTAGAGGTAGGCGAGGATAACGCCAACTTTTATGGCGTGCGCGCCGTGATCTCGGGAACTAAAACCCATGTGGTAACCGCGTTCATTGCTGACACCATGGCCGAAATGTGGCGCCACGTAGAAAACGAAATAGCCCTAGCACCAAACCTAAAACTTGCCATAGTGCCATCGTTAGAGGTTCACTGCCCACCACATTTAAGCCGGCGTAGCGTGATCGTTGGGTACCGCGAGTTAAACCGTTGGACAGCTGCCGCTCGGTCAATCATCCTCGAGGGCCGTCTATTGCATAACGGCGATCATTTACTTAGCGAACATTGCGCCCGCGCGGTACTTGTAAAACATAACGGCAACATAGTGATTTCTAGCCAGCGTTCACCCGGCCCTATTTCTATGGCGCGTGCGTTGGTGTTTGCTGTAGCGCTAGTAGGCAAACCTGCCGCCTTGGGCAAACCCATAATAGTTAGCGCTAACCGCTAATGTTGCTTGCGGTGTCGGCTGGATGTTACCTCGCCTTTTCGTCGGGAATTGTCAAGGCCCAGCCGATGCCACCAAACTTTTACTAGATATGGCAAACTAAACCCATGGCCCTTTTCTCACGTGCAACTACCGACGCCGCGCAACCTGTAGTTAAGGCTGCCGCCGGCAGTAATGTTGGCATGTCGCAACTAGACAATTTCTATGCTTTTACGCAGGGAAATACTCGGCAACGCGCTATGGCGGTCCCGGCAATAACAAGGGCGCGCGACTTGCTAGCCAGCGTTATTGGTTGCACCCCGTTAAAAATGTATAACGAAATTTGGAACCCGGTAGACCGCGAATTAGAAGAAATCGAAATTGCACCCCGCAGCTGGTTGCGTCGTTTGGACCCGTCATTACCAAACACCACGCTATTTAGTTGGCTATTTGACGATCTATTTTTTACGCAACGCGCATTTCTAGCGATCACCGCGCGCACCGCTGACGGTTTCCCTAGCGCGTTTCAACGCATGCCTAGCGCAATGGTGCTAACACAAGATCAAGCAGGCCCGGTATTTTTCGCACCATCTAAACAAATTATGTTTAGCGGTTTGCCAGTAGATCACCGCGACGTAGTGCAATTCATTAGCCCTATACAGGGTTTGTTATACACAAGCCCTAACGCAGTTTTAACCTCGCTAAAACTCGAGGGCGCTCGTTTGCGTTCAGCATCCAACAGTTTGCCAAACGGCGTATTGCGCCAAGTAGGTGGCGAGCCATTGAGCGCCGAGGAATTGCAACAGTTAAGCCAATCGTTTGAGGCAGCGCGATTAACCAATACCGTTGCAGCGCTTAACGAATTTGTCACGTACACGGAAACAACAACAGACCCAAGCAAACAAATGCTGGTTGAAGCATCCGAGTACCAAGCGCTAGAAATTGCGCGCCTTGCTAACTGCCCGCCATATTTGTTGGGTGTTGCTACTGGTTCATACAGTTACCAAAACAGTACGCAAGCACGCCAAGACCTTTACATGTTTGGCGCCAAATTGTTTATGGACTGTATTAGCGAAACACTTAGCGCGGACAACGTGCTACCACGTGGAACCTATGTCAAGTTTGACATTGACGAATATTTAAGCGAAAACTATTTAATGGATAACAGCAGTATGCAAGTAAATGACACAGCAGAAACGGGAGTAATGCCAAATGCTTAAATTAACCCAACAAGAATTAACACTCGACGCAGCCGGCCCCGACGGTATGCCACGCCGAACACTCGCTGGCCTTGCGTTGCCTTACAACGTCGAGGCAACCGTTAGCGATGGCACCAAGGTTATGTTTATGCCGGGCAGCCTTAACGCCGGTGGCAAGATGCCAAAACTGTACTTAGGCCATGACAGCACGCAGGCCGTTGGCTTAGTTACCGCCATGGTAGATACACCGGGTGGCATGATGTACGAGGCCAAAATTAGTGCTACGTCTCTAGGCAATGAAGCCCTAGTACTAGCCCAAGATGGCGTTTTAGACGCCGTTAGTGTTGGCGTAAACCCAACCAAATTTAGTTACGACGAAAACGGCACCATGATCATTGAAGCTGCCGACTGGCAAGAATTAAGCCTTGTACCGTTTGGTGCGTTTGCCGGGGCATCCGTAGATCGGGTTGCCGCCAGTATCCACCAAGAGGAAACCGAAGTAGTGTTAAATAGTGAACAGGAACCCGTAGAGGAGATTAACGAAATGTCACAGCCAGTAGAAACCCCAGCAGTTATCGAAGCGGCACCAATGGCGCAACCATTGTACGCGCAAGCACGCAATTTCAAGTTGCCATCGGCCAGCGAATATATCGCAGCATCGGTAGTTGGCGGTTCAGTGTTTGCAGAAATTAACGCACGCATCCAAGCAGCTGCACCGAACATTACAACCACGGACACGCCGGGTATTTTGCCACAGATCATTACTGGCAGCGTTTACGATGGGCTTAACCCAATTCGCCCATTTGTTACCGCAATCGGTACACGCGCTATGCCGGGTGCAGGCGCAACATTTCGCCGCCCAAAAATCACGGTACGCCCAACAGTTACCCAACAGCCAACAGGCCAACTAAACACGCTCGACCCAAGCACCGTTACCGTTTCCAACTCGGATATTTCCAAACTAACTTTTGGAACATACGTCACCATGTCCGAACAAGACATGGACTGGACCGACCCAGCATCGGTAAACATTGTGCTTAACCAGTTGGCAATTGCTTACGGTCAAGCAACCGACAACTACGCAGTAGACACTTGCTATGCCGGTATCTCACAAAGCGAAACCGTAACCGACAAAACAAAACCGGGAGACTGGCTAGCAGCAATTTACGGCGCCGCTTATCAGATCAGCGCAAGCAGCAACTACTTGCCTACCCACTTTTTTGTTGATCCAACCACGTGGTACCGCCTAGGAAAACTCGTTTCAACAACGGGCGAACCAGCGTTTCCATTTGTTGGCGCGCCAAACATGCAAGCATTTAACGCGCTTGGCACACAGTCAGCAACCTCATGGAACGGCACCCCGTTGGGCCTAACCTTGGTAGTCGATAAAAACATGGCAGCC